CTTGAGTTGCATCAACTTATTAGTCATCGCAACTTTGTCTAGTCTTCCGTTCATCAATCCTCTCGTATACAATACTCCGCAGCGTGGGGATTATCAAACCCTTTCAGGTCTTCCCTTGCTTGTTTTATAGCGTTGTATGCGTCCTCTGCATACTCACATATTTCATGATGTCCGTTGTGATTATCGTGATAACCTACAGTGTAATGGGACATGATAGTTTCAACTCCAGTACATAATTATATATTACCTCATGGAGTGAGGATATACGTACTGAGTGTTGAGTTACTAACAGTTTTCATTCAAATTCTCTGCCATGTTACCACCTATCTCTGCACCTTGATTACCTCCAAACATCGCTACCCAACCAGCAGCAACCCAACCTACAAATGGAATACCACTTACAGCAGGTGCAACTGCTGTACCGACTGATGTTCCTACGAGTTTGCCTGTGCCCTCTGCCGATCCGATAGCTTTGATACATGCTTCTGATTTCAGATTTTCTCCCTGTGTGATAGTTCCACTCCCCATTGTTGCAGGGTCTTGCCATGATCTGTGATTGGATACAGGACCTCCTTGATTAGTCTGACCATCCATGAAGTATTCCTCTGCAATCTTAGTAGTATTATTTGCTAGTCCTAAGAAACCACCTTTCTCTTTGATATCCTTAGTGATATATGCAGTCTTGGGATCATTTGATTTGTATGATATGGCGTACCCTTCATCCGATACAGTAGCTTTGTATGATGTGTAAGGTCCTACTGGCAGATTCAAGTTAGGTAATTTAGTTACTTCTTTTCTACTTGCAATATATCCTATCATACTAAGATGAGAGATAGCAAATAAACTACCAACCACACCTATTGATATCCACTTTGTCTTATTCATTTTGAGTCAGGGATAAGTTTTACTGGACCTTGTTCAATTCTTATTGTCTGTGCTGGTGCAGTCTCAGATGCTTTAGCAATTAGATATTCCATATCTTTCTTACTTATGTTAGCACTCGCTGCATTACCATTCTTCTTGTTAGAACCTGCTTGGACACCGAATGTAGCTAGTACCCCAGTAAAGACCGAAGCTATGAAGGTCGGATCGATCTTCTGCTCCTGTTTGTAACCAGGTATCTCAACATAATTCAATGTTAATATTGCACCTGCCCATATCATGACACCAAGACGAACAAATGTGCTTAGTATAACCAACTGTTCTTCTTTATCATCTACAGCTTCCTTGATCTTACTTACGATACCTTTCTTAGGTTCCTTCTTTGCTGAGTCTGTCATAATATGATAACATTGCTGCTTTATTTAGTAGTACAATGATTTCATTATATACTCAGTGCTTAGTATGGGATCATTACCAAGAATGTCTAATTGTAATTCATCCGCATCAACGTATACATCATCTTTTCCTTTACGACAATGCAACCAATAGTATGTGTAATCCTCTCTCTTGATAAAGTAACTGGTATTATGTGAATCCAATGTAAAGAGAGCAACTACATGAGGATATTCAATCTTACGATTGGGATCTGGAGCACATGACTTACCCATGTCACCATACATGGGTCTTGCACCACTACCATGTGGAGTAGGTAAGTTTCTACCATGGTCTGAGAACAAATCGTAAACCATTACTTAGTTTCTTCTATTGCTTCCTTGATAATTCTTTTGAGTTGTTTACCTTTCTTACCAAGACCAACACTGGAATCAATCTTTACTTTGACCCAGTAAAGTCCTATAAGAACAAGTGTAAAAGGAATCGCATCTCCCCATGAGATCTCATTCCATGCTTCTACTACATTGAGTACAATAAAATTAGTCACGTTGCCTCCAATCATCTGACCTTTCCTGATGGAACCAGTCTACTACCTCATCAGGTGAACCGAAACCCCTTCGATGGTTACTTGAATCGGGGTCTCCTATATTCAAGTTATTCAGAAAAGACTCGTCTGGATTTGTACTCATCCGACGAGCCTTACTTAGCATACCTCTCGCAGAGGTGTTTACCTTCGCTAATTTCTGTGCCCATATCATGTCTTCCATACTGACCTCTGATCCTGAGGCGATGTCTTTGCAAATACCTTGCAGTCTAAGACGATATTGGGTTGATAGCATTAGTTAGAATGGTGTTGATGGTAGAGATGGCATCGCAGGACCTGTAGCACCAGGTATAGAATCACCAATTACTGATCCTAAACCACCAGAAACTTGTTCAATTATCTGTCCTTTCGCCTTCTCTATCAAGGCATCTTTATTTAGATATAGGTACCCACCTGCCCCTACTATTGCTAGGACACCGACACCAGATGCAATTGCTATTGCATTGATAATTTTTTGCATAAAATTTCTACTAATTGATCTGCACATTCATATATAGCACGATTATTTGCCTCCTTCCCACGGTATTTTGAGAAGTATTTCATGACTATGGGCAGCACTTCTTGTTTAAGTTGTTCTTCCATTGATAAAATGTTCAGCATCTACAACTGCCAAGGGTTTCTTACCATTCTTCTTGATGAAGACGATAGGTTCATGATCACCTGAGTTTGCCTGTGCTTGTGCGTAGGCATCCCATACGTTCAACTTCTCTTGGTTTTTACATTCTATACTGTATGGAAACTTTTGTCTAGCATCTCGTGCCATTATCAGGTCTTCACCACCTGCACCCATACTCCTAGACTCTATATCCTCAGGGTGTATGTCTCTATGCTCAATGAGTTGATCTCTCACCCACTGCTGCAGTTTCCTACCCTTCGCTTTTGCTGACTGAGGTTTCATTCTATAACACCAAAATCAATTTCATCTTTTCCCATTGGAAAACCGTCAAAATCTACATGCTTTTTAGCACACATAAAACCACACACTGAATAGTCGCCATTGTGTAGTGCCTCATTCCAAGAATCCTCAATGGTATTAGTATATAGAGGACTATTCATGATCTTCTGAAGTGAGTTATAATATAAACTTATGGATTTAATACCACCTTGTTTCTCAATTAGATTTGCCACAGAATTTTTGAACATATTAGTTCTCCTTCCTGTACCTATTTTCATTTCTAGTTCACTTGCCCCCATCGGTTCACAGTCTGGGTCACCTGTTTCATAAAATTTACGATAAACTTTTCTACTCTCACATGCATAGAAACAACAAGGGTGCACCACACCTCTTGTATCTATTGTAAGTCTGTTTACAAAACCACCATACTCATTGTTTGTGTCTGCCACACCATAACATACTATATCTGTAGGTGTCTCTGGCTCTGCCACCCTCATGACATACTCAACATCAGATGGTGGTTCAAGAACGTAATCGTTTCCTTTATACGTGTACTTGAAGAATCTTTTGCTATTGAATCCAGCTGTGGGTCTGATGGAGAAGCGTGAGAATCCCCACTCCCTGCTCAATCTCTCACATTCATCTACTTGATGTTCGTTGTGTTTGAATGTAAGCATTCTCCAGTGTGCTCTACCTCCAGCTGCTATGAATGCTCTAGCATTTTCAATAACCTTGTGCCAATCTACGTTGACTCTGTACATACTATGTGTATCGGCAAGACCATCTATTGCAAATGTGATCTCTCCCCATCTCATCTTCTTCATTATAGTACCAACTCTATACCACCACTCAGGATTGTGTGTGCCACCATTTGTGGTCAGAGAGAAGTATTCTAAATTACTATTTGATTCTTGTACGTAGTCACATATTTGATGAAAGTCTTCACATAAAGAAGACTCCCCCACTTGTCCATTGAAACGCAGCTTGAATAGTCGTTTCTGAATAAATTTTGGAGGAAACCACTTACGAAAGTCTTCATATCTTATCTGATTTTTATTGACTGTTTTTGCTGGTTTAAGACCGTCTCTACCCTCTATTACTCTTGTACATATAGGGCATTTTGCGTTACAATAATCACTTAATTCTATCTGTATCTCATACGGGTTTGTTTTTCGTAAAGTTTTGAACATTACGAATAGTATTTCGGATCAATATCAATAAGATGATCCCATTCTTCTTTTCCTTTTACTATTTTATCTACGTCAACAAAAAAAGATTGTATGCATATCCTAGGTTCATCACCTGCCTTATAATAATGCCATGCTTTAGGTAAATTGTTGAAAGAAAATACTTTATTAGGTTGCCATGGTACCTCTAACTCATATTCATTAGATTCAAAGGTGGTATTGCGTAATCCAAAATCATCATACTCTGAATCATTTTTGCACAATATAGTTCCAAATGTTTTAGGTGGACTTATGTACAACACTGACGTAAAAAACCTTGCATCATAGTCACAATGCATTGGCATGGTATAGTTAGGTGGACATACCGCCCAATGCATTATTTTCTTTACATTTTTTGGGGGTTCTCTGAACCTTTCCATCTCCTTATGGAGAACGTTAGTCTCTGGTAATATATCTTGATCAATCCACCGTATCCATTTACCTGAGGGAGTCAATCCCTCTCTATGACGGTAAGCTTCCATCTCAGATTCTGCTTTCGCCTTTATCTCTGACCACCTTTCGGGTGACAGAAAATTTTCAACAGTTAGATACTGCCAAGGGTCATAATTTAAAACCACTGAATGCATTTTTCTTCATATCTTGTTTGATGCCACCTACTACGTAGGACTCAACCTCAGTTTCTTGTGGAGCAACCTGTAATCCTTTAGATGATATCCAATGCTCAGTCCAAGGAAGTGGATTGTTCCTGATAGGTGCATCGTATATAGGTGTCAAACCTATTGCTCTCATTCTTTTATTAGCAATCCACTCTACATATTTCACTAGCAATTTGTCATTGAGACCAATCATAGTACCATCTTTGAATAGGTATTGTGCCCATTCTTTCTCTTCATTCACTGCATTTGCAAACATATTGATTACTGTTTGCTCTTCTTCCTTCATAATCTCTTGCATCACAGGGTCGTCTCCCTTCTGCCATGCTTTGATCATCTGTTGTGTCAATACAGTGTGTTGGTTCTCATCTCTTGCAATAAGTGAGATGATTTTTGCCGAACCTTCCATGAGTTTGAGTTCTCCAAATGCAAAACTGCAAGCAAAACTAACATAAAAACGAATACCTTCGAGTATATTG